GTCCTGGTTGTAGAGCGCCACCTCACCGGCCGCCACATGCAGCCGGTATGCACCATGCTCGGTGGCCAGGATCACGCTGGCACTGGTGCGGCCACCCAAGGGCAGCACGATCACCGTCGAGCCTGCGGGCGGGGCGCTCGTGCAGCCGAACTGTTGGAACAGCTCCAGTCCACCAATGGCCTCGCCTGCCAGGCCGTCAATGTTGGCGAGCTGGATGGGCTTGCTGGTGTCGATCTGGCCCAGCACCCCGCGGAAGGCGCTGCGCACGCCTTGCTGCATGCGGGCCATCAGATCCTTGATCTGGCGGGGGCTCATTGGGCACCTCCGCTTGTCAAGTCAATGATGCGGCCAGGCTGGTCGGCCATCTTGTGCGTTTTGCCATGGCGGCGCAGCGTCTTGGGGTGGGCATCCAGGACCCATGCGCCGTCTTCGCGCAGCGACAGTGTTGTCATCTGAGGCAGGCCAGAAAATCGCCGGGCCATCACGAAGAAGACGCCATCAATACCCAGGTCCTCAATGACCGCACGAACGCGCTGGCCAGGCGTCCACAGCGCACCCGATGCAGTGCGGTGGCCACGCATGGTGATGGACAGGCTGTAGCCACGCACCCGAGCATCGCTGATGACCTTGCGGGCCCGTGCTGCAGCGATCGTGCTGCTCGTCGCTTCATGGTCAATGACCAGGCGGGGACGGTACACGCTCACCCCGGTATCTTTGACGGTGGCCTTGATGTCATGGCGCCCCGATCGGGCGGCTGTGGCATGCGACTGGCCCAGCACCGTCACCTCGGAATAGCGCTCGTGCAGGCTCTCTGTCTCGCTGGCTTCGACCACGTTGTTGCCCTGCCCATCGCGGCGCACGATCAGCGTGTCCACAATGGGCTTGCTGTAGTCGGGGCCGCCCACCACGAGCGTGCCGTTGGGCTCAAACCAGGGCCAAAGGCCATTGGCCTCGGCTGCACGCTGCAGCGCGCCCCAGGCTGTCTCGCCGGGCTCGATGGCCACGCGATCGCGCGCGATCGTGGCATCAGCGTCGATGCGCACCTTGGTGATGCCCATAGGCCGCACGATTTTGGCAACCACCTGCTCCAGCGTCAGCTCTTGCGCGGCGAAGATGGGCGCGCTGCAGTCGAGCAGCTGGGCAGCGCCATCGCGGCCGCGAAGGTCCAGCCCTTGCGAGCCCTTGCGCACCGTGTGCGATCGCGTGTCGACCTGGCCGGTCATCACCAGCTCGCCGCCCACGCGAATCTGAGCCAGCACGCCACGCCGCACTTCGATGGGCACCTGCAGGTCGCTCTGGTCCAGCGACACGGCCCACTCGTCGGCCGGGGTCAGCAGATCGGAGTCAATCTCGTAATGAGACCAGGCGCTTTGCGCCAGTCCACCAATGATGACCTCGACCCGGTCAGCGGTTTGGTCAGCGGGCATAGGCTTGCATCTCCTCACCCGCTTCGACCAGGACCTGGCGCCCCCAGCGATTGAGCCGCATCAGCTCGGGCGCACGCGTGGCGTCACCATAGATCGCGTGCGCCACCAGCCGGGCTGTGCCGCCCACGGGCGCCGTGCGCGTGATGATGGGCGGGTGCAGCTCCAGCGCGGCCCTGGCCGACTCCTGCAGCTCGTGCGCCGCCTGGGCGAGCACGGCCGCGATCTGGGCGCCGCGTTGCGCGTCCAGCGCGCTGCGTGCCGAGCTGATGGCCAGCTGTATGGCCGCACGACCGACTGCGGCCAGGCGCTCGATGTCGGCGCGCTCCAGCTCGCGCAGCTCAGACTCACCGGCCAGGATCATGGCGGCGGCGTTGGATGTGGTCGTGGCGTTGAGCACCCGGCCATGTGCCGTCAGCGCTGCGCTGACAGCCAGGTCCTGCGGCTCGGTGCTCACGGGCGTGACGGTGACGGTGCCGCCTTGCGACTGCACCAGGCGGTTGAAGTCGGTCAGGGCGGCTGCGGCTGACACGGTGGCGACGAGCGAACTAAACTGCGCGTTGAGGCCGCCCAGTGGCAAGCCTGCCATGGCGCCATCGACGATGGCCTCCAGGTCACTCATCGCGGCGCGTGGGTAGACGAGTGGGTCCAGGTCAGCCATCAGCACGCGGATGCTGGTGGTGTCGAGCACGCTGCGCATCGTGGATTTGAGCGATGCGAACGCGGCATTGATCTCGGTAACACGGGGCAGGGCACTGGCCGCGAACCCTGAGACCATGGAGACGATGGAGTCTGCACTCAGTGAGCGCGCCTGCTGACCCAGGGCAATGATGCGATCGAAGCTGCGGGTGGAGGCCCGCTTGGCGAAGATGGGCGCGCTGATGTTGTGGCGCAAGAACCGGATGGACAGCGTGCAAGCCTCACGCACCTCGGCCTCGTGCTCAATGGCCCAATGCGTAGGCACCACGGTGATGGCACCAAACACCGGGTGCACCAGCCGGCCAGGGCCATTGGTTTGCAGCGCCTTGCGCAGTGCTTTCAAGGCATTTTCATAGGTCGGCCCACGCAGGATGGCACGCACCTCGATGCTGTCCGGGTCGTTGCCCATGTCCTGCAGCTCGGCGCCGTCCATGTAGGGGCGCTGGTGCACGGCCACCGTCTTGGATGCCTGGTCGGAGGTGTTGGTCACCTCAAAGGGCACACCCCGGAACGAGGCGTCTTGCAGCATGGCCCAGCTCATTGGCGCCTCGCCTTCTGGTCTTGCCGTGTCGTGACGGTCGATTCGATCTGGCGGCCGTCCAGGTGCACATTGACCTGGATGGGGCGCTCGGCCGCAGCCTTGGCGGCATTGGCCGCGGCGGTGGTCTGGGCCATCGACTCAGCCAATGCACCCGCAAAGTCGGCCGAGCCGATCATGGTGGAGTCAGCCACGGCACCGACGAACTCCCGGTTGGGGTTGATGGCCGCCAGCGCAGGCGCGGCCAGCACAGCCGTGGCACCCAGGGCTGCAGCACCCGTGGCGGCCGTGGCCACCGTGGCTGCGGCGGTGGATGCACCAGCGGCCAAACCTGAGGCAGCGCCAGCGCCGGCACCAGCCGTCAAGAGGTTCGCAAGGCCTGCCGCCCCAGCGGCTGCAGCCAGGCCCGTGATCGCCACCTTGGCCCCTTCAATGGCCGTTGCATAGCCAGGGTAGCGGCGGTAAAGATCCGTCTGCGCTTCTGCCAGCTTGACCACGGCGGAGTTGGCCGAGGTCATCGCGTCGGTCTGCGCCTTCTGCACCTCAAAGTTGCGCTGGTCAAAAGCGAAGCCCGCGCCCTCAGTGATCAATGCGGCCGCATCGTTGATGGAGCCCTTGGAGTTGTTGATCTTGCCCTTCACGTCGGCCAGGTAGCCTTGGTTACCCATCAGGGCGACCAGGGCCATCAGGGCTTGTCGGTCTTGCACCACCTTGCCCACAGCCGAGCCCTGAAGCAGGTCCACTTGTGAGGACAGCGCGGCCTGCTTGTCGGTGCCCGTGGCCCGGTCGGCTACAGCCTTGGCTTTGGCAAAGCGCGGGTCTTGCGACACGACCTTGTCGACCAGGGCCACAAATGCCTGCAGCGAACTCATGCCCTTGGCCTGTGCGGCTGAGAGCGTGCCGGGCAGGTCAATGCCCAGCTTCTTGAAGTCATGGGCCGTATCCTGGCTGTTGACCTTGCCCAGCAGGTTGACCAGGTTGTTGCCCGCTTCGTCGCGCGAGCCTGCCGTCATCACCGATGCCTGGTTGGCTGCGAGCAGCTCGGTCAGGCCCGACTGGCCACGCAGGCCAATGCTGCTGCCCAGCGCCATCTGATTGGGCAGCCACTTGGCCATGTCCTTGAGTTCGAAGCCGCCAGCCTGGCCCGCCGCCATGGCTTTGTCCAAGGCTTCGGCCATGCCCTGCGTGCTGCTGATGCCCATGTTCTGCTTTGCGCGGATCATGATCTGCGCCACGTCGGTGGGGGCCGCACCGGAGGCCGTGGATCCACGCATGACGAGCGGCAACAGGTTGGCCGCATCTTTGACATCGCCAAAGGTGCCGCTGCCCACCAGTTCATTGAGCGCGCTCAGCGCTTGGTCCCGGCCACCGCCACCAGAGCGCACGGCACTCGTGATGGCGGCATTGAGCGTGCCCATACCGGCTCGGCGCTCAGCCAGCGGCTTGCCAGCGTAGGCGGTGTTGGACAGCAGGCGCAGCTGTGTGTCGTAGTCCGCCGCCTGCCGCAGGGGGTCAGCCACCACATGGTTGAACGCCATGGTGCCCGCCACGCCCTTGGTCATGCCCTGCATGAGGCCGCGCAGGCGTCCGCTGGCTTGCTCCAGCTTGCTCACCTCGCGGTTGGCGCGGGCGGCTTCATCGCCCAGCTTGCGCATCTCGGTGGCGGCGGCGCGGGTGCTGGTGGCAGCGCGGCCCACCTTGGTGAGGTTGTCGGCCGTGGTGCCCGAGGCGCGCGCCGTTTTGGTGGCCTGTTGCTCCAGCCCCTTGAAGTCGCGCTCGACCTGGTCCACTGCGCGGCTCAGGGGGCCGAGCAGCTTGTCCTTCAAGGACAGGACCATCGCGACGTTCAGATCGTTCATGGGGCTGGTGGTGGGCGGTTCTTGCGGACGGTGGCCACAAAGGTCTTGACCTCAGTGGGGGCGGGCTTTGCCGTGGGCGCGGGCGGCGGTTGGCGCACAGGTGCGGCGGGGCTGGTCTGGTTGATCAACCAGACCAGGTCGCCCATGCTCAAGCCGTGGAGGTGGGCTGGGTCGAATCGGTTTCGGGCGCACCAGGCGAGGACGTGGAGCCACCAGGATTGGGCGGCGTCTCCACGACGCCCAGCAGCTTTTTTTCAAGGGCTGCGCTTTCCCGGTCGAGCTTGT